AGCCTTGGTTAAGTTTTGAAACTCATCTACTATAACTACAGAGCTATCAAATGTTCTACCTCTAAAGTGAGATAAAGATACAAGCTCTATCTCCCCTTTCTCAACCATACTATTAATCTTATCAGCCTTATTGTAAACCTTACGCATGTTTGACATAATTGGTACAAGCCAAGGCTCAAGCTTTTCTTTCTCGCTACCTGGTAGAAAACCATTATCTTCAGTAGCTATAGTAGGTCTAGTAATTATAATCTTACTGTACTGTCTTTTAAAGAACATGTCAAGAGCAACCTGAACAGCAAGAAGGGTCTTACCAGATCCAGCCTTACCTATTACAAAACTAAAAGCGTGGCTCAAGATACTTTCTTTAGCCTTCTTCTGTTCTTCAGATAGGGTTATGTTAAACTTAATGCTACCCTTAGGTCTCTTTTTATCTTTGTTGTCTGTCATTATTCACAGCTATCTCCACAACAACCATCTTCACAAGACTCGTCATCATCTTCTGGATCTACAAGATCTACTATCCAAGATTCAAATAGTTTATCTTTAGACTCGTCTGATCTTTTTAAAGCTTTTCTTAAAGCTTCATCTCTATCGTGTAACATTACTATATTATTTTAAAAAAAGTATTGGGGGGTTGCATGGACGACCAAATCTCAACTTCCCCCCCGAATACAAGAACAACCTAGCCCTTATTGCTTAAAGCTAGGATTTAGATATGTAGCACTCACGCAGCTTACTCTCGTTTTTTAGAACCCCGACCTAAGATGGTATCGACTGTAGCATCGACCTCCTTTTGATTTGATGGGACATATACGTCTAATTTTTGATCAGTATCATAAAGATACTTTAAAAATAGTTTGAACCTCATCTTAAACTCAGGAGTTCTTATACCTTTTGTTTCTATAATAAAACCCTCTTCTAAATTAATAAAGTCTGGTGTGTAAGATATATTTCTTATGTTACCAGGCTTTTGTTTAAAGGTGGTTTTACCTTTTGTCTTACCCTTATCCATGAGAAGACCCTCGAACTTGAATTTTTCTACAAGCTCAAAGGTCTTTCCTTCATATTCGTGGGGTATCTTTGCTTTCTTTAGGGCTTTATAACAGTACAACTCTAGCCCTGAGGCAAATGTAATACCATCTACAACGTGTTTCTTAGCTTTAGTTATTTGTTTTCCCTTTCGTCTTTTAAATCGCATTAAAGCAAGGTACGAAAATAATTATTTTTTATTTCTATTCCTTGCTCTATTTTTAGACTGTCCTTCCATAACTAGCCCACCACTTTTAGTGTGAGAAGCGTCTTTACCATCACCCTTCTTACCTTTCTTTCTATTAAAAAGATTTAACTTAACACGATACTTTTTTCTTTCTTCAGATGAAGAGTACTCTTTATCGTACTGGTTTTTCTTTTTTCTAGACTTAATATTTTTAGCGTAATGCTTAGAGCTTTTACTCTTACCATTAATCTTTCCAGCTAATTTATTTCGTGCCATATCACATTATATTATAACACGCAAGATACGAATTATTTCTTTTCCTTAGGCTGATCTGGTATACCAAATACATATTTGGCAAGCTTGTCTGCGTTATCTAAAAGAGATTTAGCGTTCTTACTTGTTGGTAGTCCTGAAGCTATCTCTAGTACTCTAGCTCTCATCTCGCAGTCAAACTTTAATAATCTAACCTGCTGTTCTCTGTCTTTCTGTTGCTTGTTCATGTCTAAAATTTAATTATAGTTAGTAAATTTATATCTATATAAAACAATAGTTCTCTATCCCATATAGATCCTGGTCGTGGGTTTCTCATGCCACCCCACTCAACTGTGGCTTTTGTTATTTCGTGCATCCAAATATAACCAATTCCATCGAGAAATCTCCAAGCTATACATAAAGGTAAATCTTTATGAAGTGCTTCCTTTTGGCAATGCTGTATTTTTCTTACAGAAGTCCTTACCCTCTCTATGTCTCCCATCTTTAGAGACATTGTTTTAATCTCACACAAGGACACAACCTTCATAGTCTTGTTGTTTATAATCTCTGCATCTACTGGTGCGTACTTATCTAGCTGCTCAAAGGTTAAATCTTTTCCTTCGAGGAGGATACGAAGAGTTTCAGCTTCTCTTTCTCTATCCTCTTTACTTTCAAATCGGGGTTCCAGTCTCATCTTCTCCATTTGTATACCACTCGTAAGTAAATGGTGTTTCACCCTCAGGGTAAGTCTCAGCAGACTTAATAGTTTCACTCATTTTTCTGCTAACTTCATCCATATAAACCTGTAATAATATAAGATAACCTGTAAGATCCATTAGATCGTTCTCACTCATATAGGTTTCCTTACTTTTTATACGGTTAAGCTTGTCGTTTATACGAGCTTGGATAGCGTACATAGGATCAACGTTGAACAAAACTCCTTTGTCAAATACAGAGTTCCCGTATGACTTGTTTTTCTCTATGAGAAGATCCCTGATCTCATCACACTTTTTTCTTATTTCTTCCTGCATTTTTCTTTACTTTAGATTCGACAGCCTTTTTCTTAGCACTTCTATACTTACGTTTATTCGATACTTGATCTTCAGAAACCTTTGGACTACGTTTAGTTTTGGCTTTTTCTTTTTTGAGATCTTCAAGAACTCTGTTATTATATCTTTCACTTTCTTTAATTTTTTGAGAATACTTTACCATGTTCCACGCTATAAGAATAAATATAGCGCAGATTACTGCTAGTGCAATCATTTTAATTTAATTTAATTGTTTAACTTAATTTAACTACTCAAATTTTCTGACTCTTCTTTTAATAACGCTCTGTTTAACTGAGCCATTGTTGTTACTTTTTCTGATTCAGGCTTACCTTCGTTAAACCTTTTAAGTAAAAAAGCTATATGCTCTTCACTTCTCATGCCCATTGGAGTTTGTTTTTCCCAACCCCATTGAATTGTTTTAAAGTCTTTCATAGTTATAAAATTTAATTACTAATTTTTACCTCTTACCTTTCCACCTGGTCTCTTTATTATTCCACCAAGTCCATTGTAAGTTGAAATATCTTGCATTTGTTCTCCACAATTGCAAATTGACTCAGGTTTAATTACCTTATTATCAACTACTTTCATTGTAAATTTACTAACTTCAGTTGTTTTTTCACAATTTTTACAATATAATTTCATATCTATATCTTTTAATAAACATCATGTGACATACATATAAACTCGTAATCAGTTACGCTATCTATCTTTATTTGTATATCGTTAGTTGATTTATGCTTTATTTGTAATCCCCTTACAAAATGATTAACATTCTGTAGATTCTCAGGATCAAGCTCAGTAACACATGTCCTGTGAGTAGCTTTTTTCCACTTCTTAGCAGGCTTCTCGACTCCTTTTACAAATCTTAAAGTCCTCCACCTGTAGTGAACTGTAGCGTGGTATATTTCTTTCCTCATCTTAACGAGTTAATTAGTTCTTCAATGAGCCAAATAATAAATATAACCCCTACTATAAAATCTATAATAAAACTAAAATTTACCTCCATAACTAAAAAGATTCTGAAGGGTTAGCAGATATATACTTCTCAGTATAATCTTGAGGGTCTATAAACTTAGTGTATTCCTTCTTAAACTTAAGAGGTAGAGTCCCAGTACCTATATTTCTACCTTTAGCAAATATCAAATCAACAAGTCCTTCGGTAGATCTTCCACTATCATCAGTCATAATCCCATAGTATTCGGGCCTATAAACAAGCATAACAATATCAGATGCCTGTTCTATCTCACCACTCTCACGAAGATCGGACAGGCTAGGTCTACAACCATCTCTTCTCTCTACACCTCTACTTAGCTGAGACAAGGCAACAATTGTTATGTTTAACTCCTTAGCTAGCTTCTTAAGTTCACGAGCCACTACAGCAACCTCTTGTTCCCTGGACGACCCAATACCCTTAACTAATTGAAGGTAGTCAACTAATACAAACTTAACCTCTTTAGTTATAACGTATTGTCTAATCTTATTAAGAAGGTATCTAAGAGAAGAATCTTTACACTCGTCTATAAATAGACTAACTCCTTCAAGTTTACCTATAGCCTTATCAACTCTATTAAGTTCACTACTCTCTAAAGAACCCTTCATTATATACCTATTATTTACCTCACTCTCTAAGGAAACTAATCTTTGTAGTAACTGAGTATCCCCCATCTCGTAAGAGAATACGGCAGCAGGTATACCAGCCTTAGCACAGTTATAGCAAAAAGCTAAACCCAGTGATGTCTTACCCATAGATGAAGCACCACCAATGACAATAAAGTCTGTCTCTTGCCACCCACCAGTAAACTTATCTACAGACTGAAAGCCCGTAGGTAAACCCACCATGTTATCAGATGCCATCCTTTTTTGTATGTCGTCATGCAAAACCTTTAACTGCTTTTTAATATCAGGTATATCACTACCCCTAACCTCAGAGATAGATTTCATCTCAGCATCCACAAAGTCTATGATGTTAAATAAGTCATCACCATTGTCAATTTTCTTTGTGGTAAGCTCTGCCAACTTCTTAAGCCTTATCTTCTTATCTTCTTGAGACAGGTATAAGACCATGTTCTTTGTCATGTAAGCGTAATGATCAGAGCTCATACACTCAGCTACCCTAAGATCAACAAGAGGATCCTTAATAGCAGAGGATATAACAATCATATCAGCCTTATCTCCTTTATCTAGCTTATCTGATACCACTCTATATATCTTCCTATTCAAAGGGTCAGTAAATATCTCCTCAGATATAAGGCTGTGGCAGTCGTAATAATCTCGTGGATTAGACATAATCTTACCGATAAGCCTCTTCTCCATCTCCATATTATCTTTCATCTGAAATGTATTTAGGTTTAACGTATCGGTTTTCTTTCTTCTTATCTATCTTTATTTCGTTCTCCCACCCCCTAGCGTTTAGCCAAGTTCTAGGAAACTTCCTATATGTTCTGTCGGGTGTTGAATCAACATAAGCCTTCACTCCCTTTATTGCTTCACCCATTTGAGTTAAGCTTAAATTCATAAATGTTAATCTAGCTTTAGGCTTGTCTACTTTTTTATCGTATAAATTCCAGAACATTTCAAATGCTTTTTCTTTTCTTTGCGTTTCGGTCTTAGGTTTAGCATCCCCATTAAGCCTTAGATCCATAGTGTTAAAGTGGTTAACAATATTATTAAAAACACAATTAGATTCTATCTCATTATTATATATAGATCGGTGTGTATTTGTTGAAGTATGAAAGTTTATACAACTACCATCAACCTCAATAAATTCTACCTTATCTATATTAATAATATCTGTGTCTGATACTCTGTACTTCATAGTTTTTTTTGGTTGTTTAAAAAAGGGAGGGGACAAGCCCCTCCATCTTTAGAATGGTAAGTCGTCAGCTACTGCTTCTTTCTTAACCTCTGGTTTGTATGTATCTACAGCAAGGTAGTGTGTCTTACCATACTCATTTTCACCATCACGATTCTTACATACGTTTAATTTAATGAACTTGTCACCATTGTACTCAAACATAAAGTTTGAAGCCTCTTTTCCTAACTTAGTTAGGTTTACAGAAACAGTTACCATGTCTCCATCAAATTTCTCTACTCCGTTTCCAACGTAGATTTTTTCTGTTGTTTTGTTACTCATAGCTTTCAGCTTTTATAAAATAATTAACTAGTGCCTCCCTTTCTGTTGCTTCTAAATACTCAGCCATCCTTCTAAGATGTTTAATCTTAAATTCGTCAGGTTTATCTAAGTATTTATCTAGGGTAGGTCGGCTTAACCCTAATCTTTCTGCAAGCCAAGGCTTGTATATTTTTTTTTCTTTTAATATTTCTCTTAATGTCATAGTGTTTCCATTATTAAATGATCATCTACAACCTCCTCGTTGTCTATAAAAAATCTCCTATAAACGTCTAGTAGGTACTTATACTCTTGTCTACCCCTTTCTATAAACTCATCACCAGCATAGAATATAGAAACGTTATAAGGTCTTTCTTTCTCCTGAGTTATAAACACAAACTCATCACAACCAAAACCATCCATATAGAAGGCTGACTGCCTATCATAACCGTACTTCTTACAAGAGTTGGAGAATCCATAAAAGCTACCATCTGCAGTAGTCTTTAAATCTATAAGGGTCGTACCATTCCTATAATCAGCTTTACCTTTACAGAAAACGTTTGTATCATCATCCTTCCAAGCGTTAGCTATCTCCCTCTCTCCTTCTGATTGAAGAAGATCTTTAACTTCGGAATGACTAAACAATACATCTTGCATGTACATAATTTTATCGTACTCCTTCTGTAAGATTATAGTAGGTGCGTTAGTGTTATCAGCCTTAAACTCTTTGTATCCTTTAGTAGTCCTTGTAGCTGAATTAAATACTAAGACCTTATCGTTAAACTCGTTAGGTTCTAGCATAGCTACGTGGTATGCTCTACCAAAGATCATTGGAAGGGTTTCTTTCCTTAACTCAGGGTAGTCCCTCATCATCTTGTAAGTTCTAACATCTTTCTTTATTAACCCTAACTGCGAGTTCGTTACAAACTCGTAGTCAGAGTAATAAAAAGAGTCATCGACTAACTTCTTTATAAAGCTATCTAAACTCATTACACTAAAGTCTTAGATAATTTAAGGACTTTGTTAAGGTTGTCTTGTTGAGTCTTAGTCATAGTGTAGCCAGCCATCTTTTGCTCAACAACACTACCCTTACCATCCTCGATAGCCTTCATCATACCCTTGTACTGAGAATCAGTTAGCTTAGGCTTAGATGTAGACCTCTTAGATGTAGTAGTAGGTGTTCCTTTAACTGCACCATTACCATCATCATCACCTGTAACCACCCCTACAAAAGACGCAAGTGCGTATCTCCTAGCGTAAGAAATAGCTGAACCTACACCATGAGCATCTTCCTTTGAGGGAATATACATAGTAGACGAGATAAACTCTCCACTAGAATGTGATAAGATTGTTGTTACACCACCTATATCAGTAGGCATTTGAATAATAGCTAACTCGTTGTCTGCTAGTAGTTTACGAACAGAGTCCCATACTGATCCAAGATCGGCATAGCTTGACTTGAAGAAAGGGTTTTTTGAGTTTTCTTTTGCAGGTCTTAATTGAGACTGCACTTTTGATAAGGCAAGGGTTAGCTTGCCAATTGTTTCTGACTTTTCCATAGTTTTTGGTTTTTAAATTTAATTAACTTCTGATGCAAATATAGTAAATTATTTTACATATTACTATATTATTCCTAAAATATTATAAGATATATCTTTAGGTATTATTCTGTCTAGGCTTTCGCTTATACCTTCCATAACTAACTCTAAATCAATATCGTTGTTTACTACCATTAAAACACTTATCCCATCTTCTGATGGCATCATAAGGGTATGGCATAAAGCGTTATGTTTGCCTATATCTACCTGTGTTACTGCCAGACTATCTGTCTGATGAAAGTACATATAGTTCACTCCATGCTTTTTTAAAGCTACCTCTAAGCGTTTCATATTTGGGTGCTTATTAGGTCTTACTCGATTATCTAGTTTGCACTCAATCCCCGATTCTTTAAGTAAGTTCTCCAGCATTTCTTTTTCGTATTGCATAGACTTTGTAGATAAATTCTATTAAAGATAACTCTTTTTCTAGTAATTCTTCAAGATCATCATTGTTAAAAGATCTATCTACTGCATCTACTATGTTATATATTTTATTTTTATTACTTACTCTATCTAACTTAAATAGCTTTTTACCTTTTAAAATAGATTGCACACTATCTATATCATTAATTATAGGGTTGATATACTTTCTCTGTACTTTAGCGTATAAAACATACTTGGTACAAGGGTCTTTCTCTCCCCTCATCCACACTTGGTCTACATCAATTATCCTTACTTGATTGTTCATCTTCTCTAAATTTATCTAGTTCTACCTCTATTTCTGTTATGATACCCCTATATCTTTCTCTTTCTAAAGTTAAAGTATCTTCAAGTTCTTTATTTCTTTTTTCTAAAGCCTCTATTCTTATTCTTTGAAATTCTTCTACTTCCATAATTAGTTTCTTTACTTTATTTATATTTCCTTGATGTACCCATGTATGTTTATTAAAATCCACTATCATTCTAGTTTTCTAATTATTCTGTTAAATTCTAACTCTGTTTTTATAGACATATCTTTTGATATTTTCTTAAAGTAATCAGACCTGCCCACTTCTCTAGATTGTAACTCTAAAAAGTTTACTATCAAATCTCTAATTTGTTTTAACACTTGAGCATCCCTCATTTTTAGCTCAAACTCTAGCATAGGTAGGGAGTCAAGGGAGTTGAATTTAACAGAATAATTAGAAAACTAGAATGAT